TCTGAACAGCTGCAGGGTTGAGGGTTGCGTCAGTCTGCTCATCGCGGATGATGCCCTTCTCGCCTTCTGGATCGTTGACGCCCATGCGGTCCATGGCACGTTCAGCAGACCAGAGTCGGTTCTGAACCAAGTTGATTGCAGTCTGTGCAAGCTCGATGGTGTCTCGTGGGGTGAGCTCCGGAGGAGTGATAGCAATCTGGTACTCACCGTCAATGATGTTACCGATAGCCTTGTCCTTGTTCTCCCACACGCGTGCGCATACTTCCCACACCTGCTGAATCCAGCTATAGAGTAGCTTTCGCTTAGGTGAGATGCGTGCCTCATAGTTGGCCATGAGCTGCGCGATAGCACGGCTGGAGCCCAGCACGCTAGATGGAGCTAGTCCAAGTAGAAGATCGTTCAAGCCAGAGGCGACTGCAAGTTCACGGTCGATGCGCTTGTTGTAATCCTCTACTTGGAACTGAGGAATGAACGGGTTGATGGACTCGATGCGGTTCCCGGCCCCAGGGGTAGCGACCTGGTTTGGCTTCGGGATGGCGTTGGCCGGGACCTCATCTGGAGCCTCGGAGCCTACGAGCTGCCACATCTGGCCGCCCACGACAGAGTGAATCATCTGGGCCTGGGCCGTGATCTTCTCGTCCTTCTCTCGAAGAAGCTGCTCAATGTCGTAGAGCTCTGGCTTACCGTACGGGCTCCCTGGGATCATGCTGTTCCGGAGCATGATGTAAGGAATGATGCCCTCAAGCTCTGGATGCTCAGTGCGCTTCACGACGGTGTTGCCGACGATGATAGCATTGCACACAAGCGGTGGCTTGCCGGGCTGAGTTGGGTGCTTGTACCAGTAGTCCATGATCTCGATCTTCATCTGGTCATAGGCGGTCTGGTAGCGGATAGGGTCTCGGTGGTAACTGTTCAGGTAGATGCTGGCGATTGGGTCATCGTGTGTGCTAGACGACGTGTATGGGAACCACTGGTTGCCATCTCGAACAGGGATTACGTCAACGCCGAACTCCTCTAGAACTGCCTGCGGTGACAGGCCGTAGCTGTACAGCGCCCAGTCCACGCGTGTGTAGTCAGAGCTGCCATAGCCAAGGTATAGGTTCTCTGGGGTGTCCACAATCTGGATGCGAGGCATCTTCTTGATTGAGTCCCAAAAGATCTTGGCAGCAGTGTTGCCGTACAGGGCCTTGAGAAGCGTGGCCTCTTCGAGCTTGAGATCAAAGTCGTTAGAGTCCCACCAGGCGTAGAATAGTCGCTCTCGCCGGGCAGCCTGGTCACGCTCCTCCTGGCTTGGGCCAGTTGGAACGTAGTTTACCACAGGTGTTACTGCCTGGAGAGATGCTGGAATGTGAACGTACGAAGCGTGCAGGTTGACAGAGACGTGCGAGCGGCCAGAAAGGCGGGCGCTTGGATCTTCTGCCCAGTGGTCTGCGCCACCAATGGTAAAGGTATTTGGGTGAAAGTAGTGGTCGTAGCGTCGATAGATCGCACGCATGCGATTCTGCTCCGGCTCTACCATCTGCTTGCGGTTCATGGCCTCAAGAGCCAGGAGGAAGTCCTCGTTCTCTTCGGCTACCTCGCCAAGCTGGTTAAGCCGCTGACGCTCAAGGGACATGCCCTTCTTCTGCTCGGCGGTGAGAGCCTGCAGTCGGTCAAACTTAGGATTGATCTTGGCAACGCGCATCTTGCCGCCGGAGATAACAGCGTCGTTGATGGTGCGACCAGAGCCAGCTCGCTTTGATCGGCCATTGGCAACTGCGCTGGGGAGTGCGCTTGCCTTGCGGCCTTTCGTGGCAGCTGGAGTTGCTTCAGTAACAACAGGGGCTCCTGGGGCAGCGACCGCTGTGGTCTTCTGTCCGCGGATCTCCTTGCGGGCCGTCTCAATGGCCTTCTTGATTCCTTGAATGTTCCCTTGAGTGACGACGTTAGGATCAGTCGTGATCATGGAAGGAACTTCCTTGCCATTCACGAATGACCCAGAGGTCATCTTCAGTTTGTCTTTAGGCATTTGTTATCTCCCCAAAATAGCTGAACACAGGTTTCGTCACCGGGTTCGAAGGATTTCTGGTCGCGTGCCTCACCGACAGCGCCAGTGCCATTACGGCATCAGTTTCCAGCTTCTTGTCGTCTAGCTTGTAGCCCAGCAGCTGGCGCCGGAGCTCCATCCAAGCGCCACTACGCGGGAGCTTGATCTGTCCCTTGTCGATCACCGCTTTAAGGTCCGATAGAAGCTCAAGCTTCTTGGCCCTTGTGCCACCGAAGTCGTAGTCCCTAAGTGGCCTGATGATGCTGAACTCCTGGCGGAAAAGCTTTCCACCGAATCCAGTTGAGTCAATGGTGCTTGTGCATGCAGCACCGTCTTGGTTGTAGAGCAGGTGACCTTCGCGTACCATGTTGACCACCGCAGGGATTGTTTGCTTGCCAATCTTCCTTCGGCACCGGACTCCGACCATAAGGTTTCGTTCGGTGTAGTCAATGGTTACTGCCCAGGTAGCATCGGATGAGATTCCAGGGTCAATGCCCTGCGAGTACCGTCGACCTTTGCTAGGAGGCATCTCTTCCTCAAAGTCAACGAAGCACTTGTCAATCATCTCTGAGTTGAAGTAGGCGTCTCTAGACTCGATGAAGAATCCGTCAATGTTCTGCGGCACCAGGTACTCAGCCTGCTGGCGAACAATAGAGTCGAATGTGGAGGAGTTAAGTCCGTAGCCAACGTTGTCTCTTGTCGAGAGCCGGAAGCTCATAAACTGTTCATCCTTGTTTGGGTTGGCTGGATTGCCCAGCTCCCACAGGTCTGAGTAGTCGTTGATACCTTCCGTCGGAGTGCCGATAAAGTGCAGCTGTCCGCCTGTGGATAGTCGTCGTAGGTTCAGAACCTCTTGGTAGATCATTAGGAGGTGAGGCTCGAATGCCGCTTCGTCGAATGAGATACCATTCATGTCCTTGCCCAGGAGTGCCTTAGCCTTATCCTGAGTAGTACGGAAGTGGATGTTAGCCCCACCGAAGATCGGGTCTACCTTGATCCACAGGTACTCTCCGCGGTACTTCTTCTCGAGGTTGTAGACCTGACCGATCTCTTTCACTATTGGGCATCCTCTGCCATTCTGGGCTGGGTGAGCTCCCTGAAGAAGCATCGACAGTTCCCTATGCACCAGTTCTGCAGTTTCCTGCTGGATGCCAATGTGATACCATTCGTAAGGCTCGGTAGTCCAACGTTCGGCATCCTCAGAGGATCCGGGTGTTGGGGGCCGAAGGCCCAGCTTGTAGGTGGCAGAGTGCAGGACTCCAACCGCCATCCCCAAAGTCTTACCAGCCCGGTTGCCGGCGCTGCACACAGTGGTCAGGTATTTAGGCCTGAACCCTGTCTCATCACGGGCAACCATTCCTTCTAACCAGGCCAGTTGGCCTGGATTGAGATTGACACCTAGCCAGCGAGAGGTAAAGAAACCGATGTCGGTTCTGCCTCTGGCTAGATCTTGGGCAACCTCAGCATTAATGTTCAAGCAGTTTTTCCTTTGTTTTTAGCGCTAATGGCCTTGGCCTTAGCTTTGGCATCAGCTTTGCTACTAGCTCCCCACGCTTGGAGGGAGAGCAGGAGACGCGTCGGTCGCCCTTTGGAGTCTCGCTCCGGCCCGGGCATGTTACCCATGCGGGCCAGGAACGACGCTCGACGCGGATTGTTTCCGGACTTAACCGGAGCACGGAGCTTACCGCCTTTGTAGGAGGCTCGCCCCTTTGCATTTAGCCCGCCCTTTGGGTTCTTTCCCTCTTTGCGGGTCCATGCTGGTGTCTTAGCCACGCTGGGCTACGGTACGCTGACCGGCTTTGTTGGTTCCGAAGAGAGTCTTGCCGCCCTTAGGAAGCTTCTTCCCATTTGCTACCTTGCCCTTGCCCTTCGGCTTGGCCTTTCCCTTAGCGCCCTTCTTGGCATACATATCCATAAGGAACGCTGGAAGTTTCTTACCTGGCATGATATCTCCTTAAATCTTCAGCTTTTTGCCGCCCATCCGACCGGAACCCGATCCACCAGAGCCGCCTTTGTCTTTTAGAGATGCGCCATAGATCAAGTCAAACCCAGCACCAATGCCGGGGATACTAAGGAAGGTAGGGCCTCCGCCAAACCCAACAACCGGCCTAGGGCCGATCTTTGGATTTGGCTGAACAGCTGGCTTGCTGACATTGTCATACATAGGACCTGTGGTCCCAGGGTTGATAGTGCCATTTTCCATTAGGCTTTTGATCTTTTCTTCGAATCCAGGAACACCAATAATCGGTCGAAGAGGCAATGGCCTGTTCCACTTTGGAGTTCCCATTTAGAAGCTCGAGTTATTCCCGCCCTTACGGGCGCCAGCGCCACGATCCATTTGAAGGTACGATGTACCGCGACGGGTCGTTGTGCTCTGGGTTGTGCGTCGTCCAGCCTTATTCACTTCGGTTACTTTTGAAGTCCCGAGAACTGGATTACGTTCTCCATAATAGGTCTGGGTGTTAATCACCTTGCCGCCAGAGGTCTTAGAAACTGAGGAATAAACACCACCCCAGGTCCGTCGACCATTTTTGTCAATAATATTACTTCCCATTATCGGCCTCGCGGGTTCCCACCACGCGGAGTCGGACGACGAGTCTGGCGAACGCCAGCTCGCTCAAGTTCGGCTGCGCCTGATGGTGTTACGCGCCAGTTGCGATCAGGACCCTGTGTTGCCCAAGGCTGAGTCTTAGGAGTCGTTGGGGTCTTAGGCTCAGGCTTCTTTGGCATTGCTGCGCCTGGGCCACCTGGGTTGAGGGCTGCGCGTGCCTCGTTGTCGTTCATCATAACGCCCTTAACTACTGTGATCTTCTTCCCGCTAGGAAGTGTCATGTAGCCGTTTCCGCGGACCTGCGACTTGCGCTTTGCGTTGTTGATGGTTCCGAGGGCGCTGCGGAGGTTGTCAATCTGCGACCAGATCTCGCGCTCCTTCTGGCCATTGACCCCTGGCTTGTTTGTGAGCTTGACCAGCAGGTTGATCTGCTTCTTAATGTAATCCTTATCGTCCTTGTACGTTGGCGCCACCTTTGGCTTTGGCTTTGCTGTCATGATTATTCTCCTTTATTCCCGAACGCAACATCGTCCGGATTAAGCCAGCGAAGGATTACTGGGAGAACAGCTGCAAGACCCGCTGCCGCGAGCGAGCGAATGCCGTCACGGTTAAGGTCAAGAACACTGTCCCCAAGCACGATCAGCTGGGCGATTACTGCGGCAAGGAATGATCGTCCCCAGGACGCCAATACTGCCTTAAGTTCCTTGTTCATTGTCTACCTCCTCTGCGATCAGAGTATATGATCCGCCCCCTAGAATCCCAGCCATTGTGATGGCCAGGCCTCGGTCTGCGTTCTTTTCCTTTCTTCGGTCCAGCATTTCCTGGGCCCGGAGTCCCTCCGACAGTGTCGGAGTCAGATCCCCATTTTCGACCATCTTGAATACGTATCCGCTTACAAGCTTGGCCAAGTCGCTGTTAGTAGCCTCAATCTTTACTGCCTGTTGCACCTTCTTGGCTACTTCCTTACGAGCATTCATGTGCTCGTCGGTAAGGTGCTGGCGCTTGTGGTTTCCTAGAGTGATGCGGCTGATGTACGAGTTCTCGGCCTTTAGCCAGAGACTGATCTTTACGTCCGACATCCCCTCGGCCATCTTTCGATTGATGACGTCTACGAGTGGGCTCGAGCAGACTGCGCACTTACTCAGTAGCTTCATTCACTCTTGGTCCTCCTCAGGCATACGCTCCGCCTTACCGATAATCTCGCCAGTATCCGCTCGGCGGACGATTGAGACGAGCATACCCGACGCAGGGTCAAGCGCCCAAGGAGAATACTCCACAGGAACTGGCACGGGAACTGACATAGTCTCTTCGGTCATGAGAACCTCCCCCAGATACGGAAAACCCCAGCATCAGTTAATGAAGAAGCACTTGATGGAAGATCAGTCTGAGAACTCTTTATTCCTGAAACTCGTGCTCCACCGATTCCTTGGTGGTTGTTAACTGCTGCAAAAGAAAGTCCTAGCACCGTCGGGTTGGTAGTTCCAACCCAAATTGCTGCGAATGCGTATGTAGTTCCAGCAACCAAGGAATAAGATGATGGATAACCTCCAGTCGTATCAAACGAACGAGACTGCAAGGCATTAACTGTACTAAATAATGTAGTGTCATTTGCCGTTTGTGCTACAAGAGTTGCTGTTCCAGTTGATTCATTCCATGTGTATAGCCCCATCCTTGCAACTGTTGTTGTTCCCGCTGCGGTTCCAGAGACAAGCAAAGATGCTGTGCTAACTGTAAGATTTTTTACTGGTGTAAACATTGCAAACTGAACACGTTGAGTGCTCGCCCAACTTGACGAGGAAGAAGGCGCATTACCCCTTGACCACGTTTCAATTGCTGATGAACTAAAGCCAAATGAACGATGAACATTTTCCGCCGCAGCAACAGCAAGATCATAGGCGGTCTTGACGGCAGTCGGCGTAGCGGCAAGCACGCTGCTCGTAGTGCTGACTGAATCGCTCAACTGCACCACGCCAGAGGCGGAGGTTGATGCGGCTGAGTGGGAGTGACCAGAAAGACTTACTGCTGTGCCACCCTGTGAGAGTGTTCCAGATGTTACGTTAAGACCAGTTGTAGAAACAGTTGCCCTCTCTGTTCCTCCAATATCAAATGACAACGTGTCGTCAGAGGTAATGTAGTTCTTTCCTGCTTGCCCAACAAGTTCTAGTTCAGCAAATCCCGCCCCGCCAGCACTAACTCCAACTGTTACGCTCTGTGGACCAACTACCTCAAGTTGATGGGATGGTAAGTTAGTTCCGATGCCAAACTTACCAGCAGGAGTAATGCGCGCTCGTTCTGCACCACCTGTGCCAAACACAAGAGCACCGTTGGTCTCTGCGTTC